CGCTCCAGTGGCCAACAGTTCTGGTTCGGTCACAAACCAAGCCGTGCAAGTTGTGCCATCACGCACATTTGGGTTCAATTACTCGGGAATATCCTGTCAGGGAGCAACACTCCACATCAATCCTTTTCTAAGCACAACTACTAGCTGGGCGCATCCTTATGAGCGTTACTACCAAGAACCAGTTTATGATCAACTCGATTTGGTTGGCGCGACAGATCCGGAAGGTAATGCCATCCCCGATGGCCAGCCTGATAATCCGGGCAATGTCCTTTACTATCGTCCAATCAGAACGGGCCAAAAAGAAAATTACTCGATTAACGGTGGCATCACAGCCACAATATCAATACCGCTCGACCGTTCGCATGTCAAAAGCTGCCGCAAGGCCGCAGAAAAACAGGTGGCTTTACTCGACGCCCAACTGGCTGATAAACGACTTAACTACGAGATCGCAAGACTCAAGAATTGCGCTGAGATGATGCAGCAAGGGATCTCGTTCCATCCCAACAGTCCCTACAGCAAAATTTGTGCTGACGTAATTCTGCAGAATCCACCTGGTGTCATACCGCCCCATACACACAAGGTCATTTACGAAGAGCCTTCTGAAACTTCCGACGTTCAGCAACAGACTCAGGAACAATCTTCTTCCCAAGCTTCTCCTTGAGTTTTTTGATCGTCTTCTTCACCACAGGCTTGACCAGTTTCAACACATAGTCGCCTAGTGGTTTTGCGACAATTGCGCTCGTCGTTGCTGTCGCCGCAATCGCCGCAGTCGTAAGGACAACAGGCGCACCAGGAAGATAGTTGCTGACGATGGCAGGTACGGGCAGCTGCTCGTACATCGTCTCGCATTTGCCATCAACCCGCTTGTAGCCAATCACAACTGCAGTCTGACTCTTGTTTTTCGCACCAATAGGTATTGCGTCGGGTGGCGGGCATGGCAGCTCTTGGCTATCTAATAGGTTGTCAGGGATGCCACTGCCTGACGGAAGAGGGGCAGTCGGTTGGTTTGAGTCACCAGCCGACTTTTTTTCCTTTTTTGCCTCTGGTTCCTCAGGTGGACTAGGCGGTCTTGCCGTTCCATACGTCAGTGTTCCTGGCGTGTAATCAATCGGCTTGTATGACGGCATCTCACCGCCACAGACCGTGATATTTCCCTCTGGATCAGTGTTGTAAATCTCCTTATCGCCCGCTGCTGAGGTTCTTGTTGCTACGCAGCCTGGGATGTTTGCGACAGGAAAGCCGATTTGCAACGTAATTGGTGGTGCTTCTGGGATGCTCTGCGGCGGCATCGCACGCCATTCTGGAATCTCTGGGATTGCGACGGCTCTGACGCCAATCTCAGGTATCTCCGGCATCGCACCTACTCGCTTTTGTCAGCCAGCCTGATGATGGCACGATCCAGATACCAAGCTGCCTTTTGTAGATCTTGCCTTGCATCGCTTTTGTACCAAGCCCGCAAGATGTATTTCAGCGTTTGTCCAATCAAGTAACCAACAACAGGCTCAGGTGCTCCGGCAACAACATCTTCAATGACCTCAATCGCCTCAATGCGACCTTTGTTGTAATGCTCTGGTGAGTGAACTGGATGATTCATTCAAACGGGATTGGAAGCCCTGTTTTCTTTGGCAACTCTGGCATCATCTCCTCAATCTTGCCAGGCACAATCTCTGTCACTGTGTCAGTCAGATCATCGGTTATGCCCTCGACATACCTAGCGATCATCCCAGGGACACGCGAGTACAGCAGCAAAGTCCCGCCGAACATCACTGACGACATCAGGAACGATGCGACAGACAGCACGTTGAAAAGCTTTTGCACTTGACCAAAGCGCAGGTCAGAGTCATAGTAGCCCTGTCAACGACTGGCCCCCCTTTTTGACCAAAAGGGTGTGGAACTCCGTTGATGTCCTTTTGGGCAGGTCATTGCTGGCAACCGCTGCTCTGCACCCGTTGCCTTAAATCGCAGGTCTTGGGCTAGTTCCCACGCGCGAGGCACTTGAGAACCCCGTCCTAGGCGGGGTTTTCTTGTGTCATTCACACACCTCACACGTTGGGCAATGGCTGTGATAGTTGAGGTGGTAAACCTCAATGAAGCAAAACAGACTCAACAAGAAAACGATTAAAGCTTTGCCCATAAAAAACCCCCCTTGCTGTGTGAAACCAAGAGGGGTCAGCTCTGCGTTTTCAGACTAGCTCAAAAAGTGAACTTGCTGCCAACCTTCACGCCAACAGTGGTTTCATCGCCAGTGATGAAGCTGACTTCTCCGTAGAGAGGACCACTACCGATACCAGCTTTGCCGCTGATCTCGATGTCTTCCATTTCGCCATCGTCAGGGAACAGCGCCGCAGGACCAACTTGCACATAGGCACCATTGTCGAACTCATAGCCAATGTGACCCTCAAGGATCGCACCACCAACGCCAGAATCAGTGCCGATTCCAGTGTTGAACTCAGGGTTCACATAGACGCTGCCGGCGGAAACAGGAGATCCCAGCGCAGCTGCCGTAACGACGGCACCACTCACAATCAGAGACTTGATCATTTGGAAGAGAGTTAACGTTTTCCTTGGCCACGCTACCTTCGTCAGGCACGGGACAGTTAGAAGTAGTGTCCATAAGAAGACCTGCTGATCAGTGACCAGCAGGTGCAATGTGTGACTACTTCAGAAGGTGCCAGCGTCGATCGTCACGCCGGAGAGTGTACCTCCGGTAATCGCAACGTTGTTAGCGGCTTGCGTTGCGATCGTGCCAAGGCCAAGGCTGGTGCGAGCAGTTGAACCAGACTCAACCGTGAAGCTGCTGCCGTTGCCAACGATGAAGTTGCCATCACCAGTCGACAGTGCAGCGATTGCAGCAAGGCTGGCGTTGTAAGCCTGAACGTCTGAACCAATTGCAACGCCAAGAGTCGTACGAGCGGCAGATGCGTTTGCATCGTCCATCAAGGTACGAGCAAAGGCAGTGAAGTCAGCCAAATCAGCTGTGCCAGAACCCGTGAAGTACGGAATCTTGTTTGCTGCGCTAGTCAGACCAGCCAGTGCAGCCAACTCAGCGTCATAGGCCTGAACGTCGCTGCCGATTGCCAACCCAAGAGTTGTGCGCTGTGCAGAAGCATCAGCGTCATCAAGGATTGCTCGACCGGCTGCAGTCAGATCAAATGTCGCAGCGGAGTTGCCGGTGTCAAAGAAGATGCCTTTGTTAGCAGCCTGAGTCAGCGCTGCCAGGTCATCGAGGATTGCATCATGCGCTTGGACATCACTGCCAATCGCAACACCCAGCGCCGTCCGTGCCGCAGAAGCCGAAGTAGCGCCAGTGCCACCATTGCTGACAGCCAGAGTGCCAGTAATGCTTGAGGCAGCAAGATCAACAGCAAGCTCGCCAGATTCAATGACAACGCCGCCATTTGACTTCAGGTCAGCTGACAGGGTGTTACCGCTCTTGGTTAGGCCATCGCCTGCAGAAACAGAACCAGCACCAGAGAACTGAGTAAACGCCAGTGCAGTAGTTCCAACTGTGATCGGGTCATCAGTTGTGAGTACAAAGCCGGCATCGCCATTGACAGAGCCTTGCTCAATGAAGGTGAACAGACCAGCTGTTACTTCATCATTTCCGTCTGCATCTGTGGCGCGAGACCAAGAACCTGCAGCACATACATAGATGCCGTTTTCACTGCCAGTAGACTGATCTTTTACGAGAACTCTCTTGCCGGCGCTAACAGAAACTCCATCAATGGTTTGTGTGCCTGACAGAGTGATATTTGCGGTCGTCGCTACAAGACAGCTGTCCTTAATATCAAGACCATTTGTTAGCGCATCAGCGTACTGTTTGTTAACAGCATCAGTTGCGTTGACGGGATCTGCCAGGTTTGTGATCTTTTGGCTATTAAGATCAACGTCACTGGTCGGATTAGCCATCTCGTCCAGGCGATTTGCCTGAACGGTGGTGTCAAAATCGCTAATCTTTGCGGCAGTTAGCGTAGGAATATCACTAGCAACAAGGCTGGTGATGCCTGTAATCAGGCCCTTTGCGTTGACTGTGACGCCACTGGTTGTGCCAGCCGAAACACCACTGTTTGCCAGCGTCAAGCTGATAGAAGTAGTGCCTGAGCCGGTTGCATCACCAGAGACAGTGATTGTCTCGTTGCCGGTCAGATAGTTCTGAGCCTTGACGAACGCCGTAGTGGCAACACTGGTGTCGTTGTCACTGGTTGAAGGTGTGGTTGCGGTGGCTGAACTGCCAAGAACAACCGCGCCACTGAAAGTCTTTGCACCAGTGACAGTTTGCGTGCCACTCAGGGCAAGAAAAGCACCAGAACCAGCAATAGCCTCGATGGTGGTTGCACTGCCGCCTGAGCCACCGGTACCTTTACCGTAGTAAAGAACGTCACCTACCTCGTTAAAGGCTAGTTCGGCGTTTTCAAGAGAACTGGGAGCACCTGCAGCGCCAGATGCCCTGCGCTTGATGCGAATCGTGTTGGACATGACTCAGGATGATGGTTTTTGTGGACGAGAGATGGTGTCAGAACGAACCACCATCGGTGAGAGTGTCTGCCGTATACACGGCATCAGCCCTAAAAGTAGCTGCACTCTGATCGTAGTAAATAACTGATTTATCTACCTTCGAGGCTTGCTGCAGCTCAAAGTCACCTGGAGGGCCTTGCGGTCCTGCCGTTGTCGCAGTGACTGTCGTTAGCTGACCGCTGGTCGAGACAGTGACCGTGTTCTTTTGAGTCGTTACGTTTACGGATGTCATGTCGTGTAAGACTCATCAACGGTAATAACGCCTTCTAAATAATATTCTTTTGTGCCGCCTGCGCTTGTTACAAGCACGTCGTAATAAGCCTTGTCAGGGAAAGTGGCCGTTTGTGCGCTGGTAAGGCTGATGGTTGTTTGGCCATTAGAGCGATTCGTATATGCAATCCCAAAATCAGCGTATTTCTTTGTTCCCGGTTGATTCCACGCCTGTGCAGCAACAGTTGCCCCAGTCAGGTCAATCGCGTCATTGTTGCTGTCCTTGAACTGCAGCAGAACACTCCAGTCTGCACCCCTCTGCAGCACGAACGAGTAAGTGCCTGGGTTGACGGCCATAATCCACCTCCTCAACCCACTATAACGACAACAGCCTACTTGCCCTGCCCACGGTACTTCTTTCGACCGTGAGAAGGCTTTGAATGTTGACCGTTGCCTTGTCTTGTTTTTTTGGGTCGACCGACAACAAAAACGTTGCCGGTCAGTGACTTAGCCATCAGTAGCCGTCAGTTGATTGTAAGGATTGGTACTTTTGTGCCAATCCAGTGAACAGTCCATGCTGCGGATGGCTCACTAAATCACGGCCATCTAGAAAAAACAATTCCTCAAGCCAAACCTGGCGGTTGGACATCGCTTGGACATCTTCCGCACCAGGCTTACTGGGAATCATTGGATCGGGACGTTGCATCAGCTCCAGCCAGAAGGAACACCAGTAAACTGCGTTGGGGTAATTTTTTCAGTGATGCGTGCTGCAAGCGCATCTTCAATCTCAGTCACTTTGTCCGCTCCAAGCGTTGCCTTGACAGCAGCAACAACGTCTTCTTTGGCAAGATCGTTAAAAGGCACAAGCGTTTCTGGACGCTCTAAGCCAATGCTTCCATATGCACCATCGGTATAAGCGATGCCATCAGAATCAGTTTGATCACTGATCGCAGTGACGGTGTAGTGAGCTGTATGAGCAAAGCCATCACTGGAGTCACCGTTCATAGTGCCTACCTTCCAGACGAAAGTGTTTGCCATGATCAAAAAGGGTTACGAGGGTGAGTGTAAAAGAAAAGCCCCGCGATGTCACGGGGCTGAAATGTAGGGATCTTACGCCGGTTTACCAAACTATCCGGCTTCTAATGCGGCAACCTTCGCTTCGAGGGTTTCGATTTTGGCGATTGCTTCTTGCAGTGCAGCAGTCAGCAGCGGCACCAGTTTCGATTGGTCGATGCCTTGCATCACAGCGTTGCCGTCATCATCAACTTCGTTGTGCGTTCCAGTGACCGCTTCTGGTACGACAGTTTGTGCTTCGTGTGCAAGGAAACCGTCAACTGTTGTATCAGCATCGGCGATAAAGTTGAAACGTTTTGGCTGAAGTTGCTTGACGCGAGTAATGCCGTCAGCGATGTCAATAACGTTTTCCTTCAGGCGGTAATCAGAACTAGTATTGAAAGCGGTTGAACTTCCAGAAGTTACGATGCCGCCAACTTGACCGTTTGGGTTGTAGAAAGCACAATGAGTGGTGGCCCCTGTACCGCTGGAGCATTTTATGAAAGAACCTGAAGCAGTAATTTGTGCATTGTCAGCGTTATACGCCCATGAAGTTCTATTTGTACCAAAGATTGTAGTACCTGCACTGTTAATAACAACACGAGGTGTCGAAGAAGACGCCCCGTCGGAGGTTGTATAAAACACAAGTCGACCTGGGTAGTCAGCTGTTCCGCCTGCGGAATCTTGAGCACATATGATTTTGGCTGCAGTTGTTCCATTGCTATATCCAAAATTAATAACGCCAAGAGTGCCACCTGAAGCTACATTATTTGCAGTAGCACCACGTTGCAGACTTAAAATACCACTACCAGTAGGCACGCCAGGATATCCTTGAACAACTAAATTTGCATACTGACCATC